CAATTATATTTCAGTAGCTTTGTTTTGGACTCCAGAAACTTTCTTTACTGAAACTGCACCCTGTACATAAGACTTAAAGTTCAAGTCCCAGTCTGTATCTCCACCCAAGTTAGCCCACACACCTGCCGATGTTGAGAAAGTGCCGTGTCCGTTTGCATAATCCCCACCATCCTTAGCATGTACCCTTACATAATCAGCCGCACTTTGATTGGTTGTTTTCATAACTATGTGGTATTGTGTTCCCCTTACTACTGGGTATGCCGAAGCTAAAGCTATCTCAAAGTCATACCAAACATATGATGTGGTTAGCGAAGATTCAGCTATTGTATCTATGGTACTTAAAGCAGAACTTGGAAGACCACTTCCGTTATCTGAATATAAATAAACTGTAGTTGTTGCTGTTGGGCTACCTGTCTTTTTCATTTCAAGAGATACTTTTGTTAGTTTCCCACCAGTTTCAAATATGACTCCTTGTCCCAAAGCAATCTTGTCTGGGTTTGTGTATCCATAGTATTCATCTGTGTTACCTCCTGTATATTGTTCAGCATCGTTTTCGTAAGGATTCCAAACATCACAAATCGTCTTTACACTTGCTATTGCAACTCCAGCTATCTTTTTAATAAGTGGGTAAAGTATTAGAGTTCCATCGCTTGTAAATGTGTGAATGGTCTCCGTACCGCTTGTAGTGATAGTTCCACCGAGACCTCCGTTGAAATCTGTTGTTGTGTATCTGATAATAACAATACCAGAAGCACCCTTACCAGTATCTCCACCACCACCGCCCGTATTAGCAGTACCGTCTACCGAACCCCCATGATTTCTTCCATTACCTCCGCCACCAGTTCCTCCAGTACCGTCTTGATAACCTCCCCCACCACCAGCATATGTTACCGACGATCCTGATATAGAGTTAGCTAATCCGTTTCCCCCGTCTCCTCCTACAGTACCCCCTTGCCCAGCTTGTCCAGCGGAACCAGCACCTCCACCGCCACCACCCGTGGCATTGTCTGCACTACCAGCACCTCCAGCATTACCAGTATGGCTTCCAGAAGCAGTACCCCCAGCATTACCACCACCTTCATACCCACCGCCACCTGAACCACCGTTTCCTCCAACATTAGCACCGCCAGAAGCACCTCCACCTATAGCTGTGTTTCCATCAAATGTTGAGTCACTTCCTGCAGTACGACCAGCAGCAGTCTGAGCTGCAACTACTACAGCATACGAACCTGCTGAAAGGGAATATGAAGCGTCATATAGAAACTCACCAGCACCTCCACCACCGCCACCACTTGATGAACCTCCTCCGCCTATTAGTAATATCTTACCTGTTGCCATTAGACATGCTCCACAATCACTGATTGAGGATTGAATAACATTCTATCAGCGTGTGTTGCAATACCGACTATAACAATACAGTCATCTGTATCACTTGGTGCTGTTTGGGTTAGAGTGTTAGTCGTAGTCCCTGTTAGTGACAAATAAATGAATCCACCAACTGTCCAAGTCCATGTGTCATCTCTTGCTATTCCAAATAGTAAGTAGTCTCCAGCTGCATCCGCTGCTATCGTAGCATCCGAACACATACCTGCTACCTTTGCTGTTGCTATCGCATCTGCGTCTGCGATGGCCATTTTACCTGTTGCAGCTATATAACAAACATCTCCAAAAGCTTGATTCTCATTTGCTGTATATTTAGCAATTATTCCGCTACAAGTATGATCCGAATCGGGCGTGGGGTCTATTTCCCATTCTGTTCCTGCTACACCAGTATCCCCCTGATCCCCGGTATCTCCTTGATCCCCCGCTGCTCCGGCGGAACCTGATTCTCCTGTTGCGCCAGTATCTCCTTGATCTCCGGTATCTCCCGTGTTTCCAGTATCACCTTGATCTCCTGCTGCCCCTGCTGTTCCGGTATCTCCTTTTGCTCCTGTCAATCCAGTTTCACCAGTATCTCCTTGATCTCCTGTGTCACCTTTTGCACCGGATGTTCCAGTATCTCCTTGAATTCCAGTATCTCCGTTAGTACCTGCTGTTCCAGTATCACCCTGATCTCCTGCCGATCCTGCACTTCCTGTATCCCCTTGATCTCCTGTGTCACCTGTTGTTCCGGATGCCCCGGCTTCTCCGGCAGTACCAGTATCACCCTTATCTCCGGTATCTCCTGTGTTTCCAGTATCTCCTTGATCTCCGGCCGTACCCGCTGTTCCTGTGTCACCTTCAACTCCTTGACTTCCGGTATCACCTTTTTCTACCCAAACACTCCACCAAGCAGTTTCGCTTACCGGATTCTTATTTAAATTTGCGCCTTGTAATGAAATGTAAGAAGTACCATTATAAGAAACGGCATCATATTCTGCATAAGTAACACCACTATTCCAAGCACCTATCCAATTTACTCCCGCTCCCGCTGCTCCTGTATCGCCCTCAACTCCAGTATCTCCTTGAGATCCGGTATCTCCTTTAACTGTAGAATCTGCTCCAGTATCTCCCGCAACACCAGTATCCCCTTGATCTCCAGTATCGCCTTTAACTCCTTGTGATCCAGTATCACCTTTATCTCCTTGTGATCCTGTACTTCCAGTATCTCCGGCATCTCCAGTATCTCCTTGAGTTCCAGTATCTCCATCAATTCCCTGAATTCCTTGTGACCCGGTATCTCCGGTACTTCCAGTATCTCCTGTGTTTCCAGTATCTCCTGCATCGCCTTGATTCCCTGTGTCACCTTGTGACCCTGTATCTCCTTGATCCCCGGTGTCACCTGCATCTCCTTGTGATCCTGTATCCCCTTTGGATCCAGTATCCCCTTGATCTCCTGTGTCACCTTGATCTCCAGTATCTCCAGTATTACCCGTATCACCTGCATTTCCAGTATCTCCTTGATCTCCGGTATCTCCTTGAGAACCGGTATTTCCCTGCACCCCTGTATCTCCTGCCTGTGTTAGTAAATCCCAATCGCTAGCGCTTCCGCTAGGTTCTTCTGTAGTAGACGTAGCATTACAAATCCATGCTGATCCATTGTGTGAAACTGTTTGTTTATAAGTATAAGTACCTGCACTCCAATCACCTTCCCATTCAATTCCTGAAGCAAGAAGCGCCCAATAAGTGGCATTAGGTGGTTCTTGACCCGAATGGTTTGATATACAAATGTAACTACTTGAAAGATGGTCTACAATATCACCTATAACATATGAGGTTCCTATTAACCAAGTTCCTTTTGTAAGTTCTGTAATAAGTTTTGTCATGTTTCTATTTTAACCTTCAATTCCCAATTATTAAATGCCTCTTGATATATTAGTTCTTGATCTACAAGTTCACCAACCAAAATCCTTTGATAATCAGGAGTTAATATATAACCTATACCACCTTCATTAAAGATCTTTGTCTTTAAAGTTGTTACGGCTTCTGCATTTTTGGCTTTAGTTTCCCAAGACATTAAAAACTTTCAAAAATTTCTACTATATTTAGTATAGCACCCAACTATTTTCCGTAATAGTGAACGCTCAATACACCGTCAGTACCACCATCTCTAATGGCTGAAAGGTCTGCAAGCGTATTATTTCCGTATAGTTCAAAAGGTTCCATAGCTGCTTTTGCTAGAAAACCTACTGTAGCTGTAGGATCAGTACCATCTAATCTATATCTGATATCCTGATCTTCCACTACTAGAACCGCCCTAATAGTTCCTGCGGGAACTGTTAAAGAAACGGCTGTAGTACTAACGGTTAGTTGTTCATATCCCATGCACTTTAATCCTATTGGATATATTTCCATTTTCTTTTCCTTTAAATAAATTACTACTTTAGGCACGGGGTTTTTTTAATAGAACCCCGAAAAACTATTCGTTACTTCTAGGCAGAAGTACCTGCATGAATCACATAAGTGGTTCCGTCAATCTTAACATTGATCTTCTTTATTGGAGTTAAGGCTTCACCTGTTGCATCGCCTACCAAACCCGTGTCGGTAGGATCAATGGTTATTAAGTGAGTTATCTTATTTCCGGGATAAAGGAAGATTGCTTGATCCATTGTTGCTGCACCGTTGTTTGTCATGTACAAAAGTTCGTGTTCTCCTGTAACTGCATTTGCCTGATGCGAATCAAGCCATGCTGAACAAACGTGGGAAGCTGTCATGGCTGCACTAGCCTCAATCAATCCGTAAAGTCCGGCTATCATGCTTCCCCCACCTGCTAAAGTACCGTCTGCTCTTGCCTGTCCATAAACACCAATAACAGTTACTCCTGTAGCTGTATATCCTGAATCTATAACTGCCACACCACGAGTAGACATGATGCTTGCTGCACCATCTTTTGCTAAGTGAGTTTCATTGTCGAATCCCAAAAATGTTCCTGTTGCCTTTCCTGAAATGGCCCTTATCTGTTGAGCATAATCTTCTGAAGTTCCGCCTGTAGGTCTAACATCTAATTTCAATCTACCTCTAATCATATTCTGCGCTGTCTTTGCAGAGTTACCTGCGTACAAAGCGTTGTTTACACCAAAAGCATTTAAGCCATTTATCATAAGTCCGACTGAATCTGCCGGAACATTTATTTTTAATCCTCTATTTAATACTTTCATTTTTTTCTTTCACCTCCTAATAAATTTATAATTTTAAGAGGTAAGTCTTTTCTATGAGTCCCCTCCGAATGGAGGGGAGGATATAAAATCACTTACCTCATACTATGCGCTAGCAACTATTAGAAGTTACTTGCGTCTTGGTCAAGTTTAACCATCAATTGTGCGCCGTCATCGAATGTTTCAGCACCGACCCCGATTACACCTTTTGGCAACTTTGCGAATCCTTTTTCTTTGCTTCCAACTTCTAATTCCATGAACTGTAATACTAAATCAATAGCACCACGAATCATGAAAACTGGAGTCGTTTTTTGAGCGCTCCATAAATTAGTAGCGGTTGTCATGTCATCTGCTACGGCAATATCACCGTACCCAGTAAATGACATACCTTCAACTGATGTAGCAGTAAGATTTCTCTTTCTTCTGATCATGAATTTCTGCCTTGCTGTTAAAGCAGTATAGTTGGTTCCTACTGTAAGTGTTCCGTTTATAGCTGCTGCCAAGTTTGTTCTAGCTGTTCCTACTGTTCCATTTCTTAATACTCCAACATAACCAGAGGTTGTGTCGTCAATATCGTCTTGGAATTCAAATACAACTCCTGCAATAGTAACCGTGTCACCATCTGCGGGTTCTGTATCAATAGTTAGAGTAGCGCTCCATGGGAGGTTGTTGTTTTGAACAACTATCCAACCATTCCATGCACCTACCACACCATTTTGGGAAACCGTATCTCCCAATCCAGTTTCTCTTTCGCCCCTAGCCCTTCTCAGTCTTGCGACTGTTCTTGGCCCGAATACGACTGCCCTCATCATAGTTTCATAAGGAGCATCGTAAGCACCTAAAATACCTTCTGCTTCTTCAAAGAAGTCAAGGATATTAGCGGAGGTTACTTCTTGAGTACCACCTGAAATTGTGTGATCTGCGTTAGCAATCTCACTTAAATAAACTTGTTCAACTCTATTCATCAACCCTTGTCTAATAGAGGTTAAGGAGTGTTGTACTAAATCGTAAGGAACTTGTTTTTCCTCGGTGATATCAATATCTTCAGCAGCGTACTCAAAAGTACTTACTTCCAAAGTCTGCTTAGATGCTGATTTTTCATCAAAATCAATATCGGAGTGAGGTGTGTATGTTCCTACATCGGGATGGGAAACGATTGGCCTATGAGCCTTATAACCATCTTCCCTTATGATTTGTTCGAGTGATTGGTTGGCAAGGTAGATAGCTGTATTTTTTACGTACAGATCTGCTTGTAGATCCCCCCAAAACTCTTGTCTTAGATCATCCATTGTAAAATAGACCTTTCAATTAAATAAATATATTCAATTTTAGAGGGGTAAGTATGTTACTTATTTTCGGATTGCCATCTGTCCTTAGCGGCCTTATCCTTGTTCCACTTCTCAACGCCTTCTTTCGTACTGAAGCCTTCATATCTGGCATCATTAGGATCGAGAGGTTTAGAAGGATCTATGACACTTCCATAAGAACCCTTTTTGCTGCGTGTAGGGGTAGCGTTAGCGACACCTTGCTCCTTCTCATAATCCTGTTTCATAGCGATTATAATAGGATGTTCAGCAGCTTCCCTCACGGAAATACCTTTAAGTTTGGCTAGATCTTTTACTTCTTGTTCAATTTCATCGGGCAAACTCATGCGTTTTAATTCAATTTCTGCCATCTTCTTTTCAAACTTGTCATCAAAAGATTCACCATCCTCGTTAGCATTACCATCTTTTTTGGCTTTTCCTCCCGAGTCATCGGGATTTTCGGAGTCGAATTTCTTTTCTGCACGATCTCGCCATTTTCTTTTCTGTCTAATAGCGCCGGAAAGTTTGTCCCGGTTCGCAAGTTCATGCTCCACGAGTTTGTCTAACAGTTCAGCTTGTTCTTCAGATTCAGGATCCAATCCCAAACCTTCTGCTAACTCTGTACGCAAGTCGTTTTCTTCAACTTCCTTTAATGCTTCCTCATCAGCTTTTTGCTCATCGGAAAGCGAGATGTCTTTGTTTTTATCTTTGTCCATAGGACACATTCCTTTTCTTGCTCCATCGGAGCTAAATTTTTAAATACCTAATTCCTATATATCTTACCACCACAATGGGGGCAAATTATAGCAGGTCTTACAAATTTCAATTTATAACTATAATCTTTTTTATTAGAATAAGACTTTGCCATTTCAGCAAAATCTTTCCCGTGTATGCTAAACGTATATATTCTTATTTCGTTGCCTGATTTATTAAAAACTACGGCAGCGTTGTATTTTTCTTCAGTTTCTTTTGGTTCCTCTTTTACTTCTTCCACTTCGTCAACTTCCACTTCTTCAGTTTCTACTTCTTCCACTACTTCTTCCACCTCATCTTTATTGGATTTTTCATACTCTGAAATCAAAGAGGTTAATTTCTTAATATTGCCGTTTGATGGCAATCCTAAACTTTTTGCTTTTTTCTGTAATTCTCTATAATTAGACATAATATCTCCTGTTAATATAATAACTTAATTACTTATTTTCCTCAAGATCTATCATCAGGGAAAATATACTTACCAATTGAGAGGATGTTATGTTTTCCGGTAGATCCTCTTGATTCAAACCTAAAAGGTGTATTTCAAATTCTTCATTTAAAATATTATTAAAATCCTCTAACTGTTTCTCTCTATCCTCGACCACATCAGCATTACTTTTCTTTAACTCATCTACTGCTTTTTCAAAAGCCTTAATATCTTTAATAACAAATCGTGATTGGCCTTTATCCCTTATAATTTTTGGATCTCCATTTTCTTCCTTTTCAGAAAATTTCTCTGCGAGTTCAATTCTTTTATTATCAAATTCTATAAAAGCCTCACTTGGTTCTTGCGCTTTGTTTAGTGCTTTTATTTCATCTTGTAATAGAGATATATTCTTAGCAATAACGTAAACAAATCTTGAGCCTGATAGATTTCCTACGGAATGTAAGTTATTAAATAAATCAACCGCTTCTTTTTTAGTTATATTTAAAGTAGGCATATTAAAATTGTATCAAAAGCCGTATCTTTTAGCAATTTTCTTAGCTTTTTCCTTCCTTTTTCTTTTTAATTTAGTAGCAATGTCCGGGTTCTTAGCTTTTTCAATTGCTCTATCTAAGAACCTTTTTATCTGTAATTTTGTGTATTCATTATTCGGTTTCTTAGAATCCATATTTACTTTCGGCTTCCTCTATTTCTTCTTCTGTAAGTTCCTTTTTCTCATTGAAATCTATAACAGGAGAAAAAACTGCTTCTAAAATTTCTACTGCCCTTGCTCTAGCTTTCACCTCAATAGAAATATCGTTTGCATTTAAATCACCTAAAGTACTTATACTATCTAAAACACTAGCTTGTTTAATAGCATAGTCAGAAAATATTTCAAAATCTTTACTTTCTCTTAATCTTTTTATTAAATCTTCTGATAAATTCATATTTGTATTATAAACCATAATTGCCCCTAACTTCTTCTCTTTTTCTTTTCCTTTGTTCATTAGCTACTAATCTTGTATATGGATCAATTACAGATTCAGCTATTTCCAACTGCATTGCTGCTGCATCTATAGTATCATCGTGAGCGCCTTTAGGAAAAACAAACATTTCTTTTTCTAAATCTGCGCACTCATTTGTTATATGATAGATACCTTTCCCGGAATATCTAGGAATCAAACCTCTAACTCTAACTTCCTTTTGAGTCTTAGGGTGTTTCAAAGGTATTATGTTTGGATACTTATTTCTTTTAGCGCACTCCTGATCTAACCACGGCTTTAATGCTTTTAAGTAAACTGTTTCCTCAATTCCTATTTTTTCAAATCCTTCATCATGTAATCTAAAAATATAATTAGTAAGTTCTTGAGAATCAAAGTGTACTCTAATAGCCCTAAAATTCCATTTGTTTTGATTATCAACATAGTTTCTTACAATCCCGGTATAATCATTTTCTTGTTCTTTTCCTCCCGGATCTATTGTTACAAATTTCCTTGTGTTCATAGCCTCCACCTCGCTCCAAGTTCTGTTAATAATCCAATCCTCTTTAAATTCCTGATTAGCAGAAGAAATTGGATGTGCTTGATATAGCGCTGCAAACTCATATGGGCCTAATGTATTCTCAATTACTCTTAACGATTCTATTGGAAACTTCTCTGGCCATAATGGATCTCCTTTTTTTCTAAAAGCCTCATCCTCTACAGCAATAGCCGGGAATGTTATTCTTGTCCACTTATCATAGAATTTCTCATTATCTCTCTCTGCCTTCTCTTGTTGATCTACCAACCTACCCACTAAATCATCCATATGCCAACGAGTCATAATAACAATAACTGCCGTTCCACCTTCACCTCTTGTATAAAAAGTAGACCTGTACCAATCCCACCTGCTATCTCTAATAGTTTCGGAATTAGCTTCCTCTCTGTTTTTAAACGGATCATCAATTATACCTATCTTAAATCCCTTACCTGTAATGGAACCACCAACACCTACCGCAGTATAACCCCCATCTTCTTGAGTCATCCACCTACCCTTTGCTTTTGTGTCGGGTCTTAATCTTGTATTGAAAATATCCTGATATGTTTCGGATTCCATAATATCTCTAGTACCCTGCCCAAACTCTGAAGCAAGTTCACTAGAATAAGATGAAACAATAATAGGCCATTCAGGATGATGGCCGAGTACCCATGCGGGAAATTTCTTAGTGGCTAATTCTGATTTGCCGTGTCGTGGGGGACATTCTAAAATAATACGGACATCTTCACCACGCTCAACTTTTTCAAGAGCCGTTTGAAAAACAGCTGCTAAAGTTTCGTGAAATTCCGTGTCTTGATAATCAACATCAGTAGCAATCGCAAAATCAATTAGATTCTTCTTTGCCTGATGTATTACCATCGCCCTTGCTTCCTCCGGCGATGCGTGCTGCGATTCTGTTAATTTGGTCATCATTAAATGAGTTTAGTGGCTTCCCGTCAGATGTAACATCATTCTTATCAGACATCCCGTGATTATTTGCAAGAATAAGTTTTGCGATAGTTGGATTATAACTCCCATCAAGCCCGTGTTCAACTAATTTCTGCTTTTGTTTAGTTTTTATCAACTCCATGGCTTCCCTAAATTCAGGATACACCTTTGACCAATCATACAAAACTTGCCTAGAAACCTTTAGATAAATAGCATAGCCCTCAATAGTAGGTAACTTAACAATGAGTTTCTTCCTATACATCTTATAACCCTTTTCTACATTCTCTTGAACAATCTGATCCTCAAAATCATCCATACAAGATGCAATATAGTCATTAACCCTTTTTCCTGCATATACATTTTTATATTTATTTGCTGGCATGGTTTTATTATACATCAATTATTATTTATTCTTCTCCTTATTGTTCTTTGTGAAGATGGGGCATACGTATTGATTAGTTTTTCTACATCATCCTTACTGGCTTTTGACAGTTTCTCAAAAGCATCTGTATTATCCTTATCAGTTAAAGAACCTTCTATTTTATAGACTGCTCTAACAAAATCCCTAACATAACCATCCGCTCTCTCTTGATCAAACACACCTTCCTCAACCCCGATTTCTACTGCCCTGAAAAATCTATCCTTTTGTGTATCTGAAAGATCTGTTTTATAAGCAATATCTAAAGTGTCATAAATAACTCCATAACTCCATGATTGTGTATTACCATTTCTATAAAATTGCCTTACAAAAGGTGTTCTATTAGGATCAAACTCCCCACCTATAGAAGTAGCTGCTGATTCAAATGTAGAAGTAACAAATTCAAAAGGCCCCCCTAGATATTGGTCATACATATATTCAAGATCATCGGGGTGTATGTCTATAACGCCCCTAGTTTTTTCATCTCCACCGGTTAGCTTATTCAAAATCTCCGATATAAATATCGCTACCTCACTTGTATTTTCAAAATATGTAGCACTATTTGGCTTAGGTGTTTTTGTAAATATTTGATCCGGGTGTATTTTCCCATCATACCAAGCATCGTTTGAGTTTATATCTGCAATTGGTTTTATCAAAGTAGGCCATAAATCGTTTAGTTTAGTTCCAAAAGGGGAGAAACTATTTACTGCTGTTTCTGCAACTTGTTTTGTAGCTTCATCAAAATCCTTAGTACCCCAAGCTATATCAGACATCTGCCTTCCCATAGCATAGAAAGTTGTGTATCCATAAGGCATATTCCAAAGATTTACTTCTTTTCCATTGCCTATTGAAAATGATAATTTGTGATTCTTTGTCCACTCACTCATTTGCTCATCTCCTTCTTTATCTATCAGCTTAGATAAAGAGCCTGTCAAAAACCCTAACATTGTCATAGCACCTAAAGACTTTACTATTCTAGTTCTTCCTTTTCTTGATGCTATTGATCTAGCAACTTTAGAAGTACCTTGAATAGCCGGGTTAATAAAACCATACGCACTTTTTAGAATAGGTGACATTTCACCTTGTCTTGAAAAGTTTACTGTTAAATCTGCTGCTGCTTGAATAGCTTTGTTTGGTGACATTCCCCTACCAATCAATTCCTTATAAGCTGAAAATCTAATACCCAACTCGACCATTGTTTGTGCATCGTCAACAAATTCCCCTGCTTTCCTAACTGGATTTGTAAATTTTTCAACCCCCGCATTTTGTATTTCTTTTTGTAACTTTAATAAGGATTGTTCTGCGTCTTGAACTGGTTCTAACCAATAATGTCCTGTATCACCGCCGTCTTTAAAAAATTGATCTACAAGTTTATTTCCATCACCTTTTAAATAACCCCAAATTTCTTTTTGTGATTGTGGTATTCCCTTAGCAACATCTATTTTTAAATTCTTCCCTGCATCTCCAAGTTCTCCCTGCTCGACACTTAGGTTAATAAGTCCTTCTCCAACATCCCTTTGAAAGTTTGTAATTAAGAATTCAGGTCGCCATCTAGTTTTAAAACCACTCCAAATAGATAGGGCTGTTCTAAAACTCTTTGCCCAAGTAGGCACTCTAGAAAGATTAGTATTCTTTAATGCCCTTGCTAAATCGGGATCTTTTACAGTTATGAAATATTCAGATCCATTTATCTTTGTAAGAATTACATTAGGGCCAACTTTAAATATTCTACCCCAAACATCTTCGGTAATACTTTCCAATGTGGGGCTAGCCGTAGGCTTGATATTAAGAAGTGGTTTCAATGTAGAATCCTTATTTATCACTCTTGTTATTTCCTTATGGAATTCGGGCATAGAACTTGCTGCCAAGTCCCTATGTGTCAACCACCATGAAAAAGCGTTAGCAAACTGTTCCTCCGGCATAGCAAGCCTTGTTGGATTTTCTCCAACTTCTAATTCTGAATGTTTATAAATCTCCAATCCAATAGTAGTATTTTTTACAACTCTTTTTGCCAATCCTTTTCTTATATCTAAAAAATGTCCTATCTCGTGCGCTAGCGTTTCCCTGCTTGTTGCAAATTTTCTTACAACTTTATTCTCAAGAGGAGAATAGTAACCTAGTTTTCTTCCGGGTTGCCCTTCTGTTTCAAAAACATCTAATCCCAATCCTTCAGCGAACCCAACTAAATCATCTACAAACTTTTTATCTATCTCCGCTTTCAATTCTCTTTTAGCCAAAACTCCAACCGGATCTTTATCAACTGTAAACACCGTATCTTTTAAAAATGGATAAACTCTTGTCATATCAACAATAGTCTTACCTATATCATTCTTTAATTTAATTGTATAAACCCTTTCCATTCTGTGAAATGTATTTCCAATAGTAGATAAAACCCTTCTATCAGAACCTTTTGCTCTTTTAATAATACTTCTTGGAGTTGCTATACCCTGACCTGTTCCTATTCCTGTATAATCCTCGCTCATATCTCTAAATAATGGGGCGTAATTTTTATATGTAGAATTTATTTTTTCTGCTTCTGATTTCTTTAACAGTCCGTTTGCAACCATGTACTTCAATGTATGTTTATCAAACTCCTTTAACTCCGCTATAAAAGGATCCATTTTACTATTATCTCTTGCTAAAATTTCATCTGCTTCAGAATCTTTCATTCCTGATAACCCTTCTTCAGCAGGTTTTCCTATCTCTGCCCTTCTTCTATTCATTTCCGCATTTCTTTCCTTAGCGTGCAATGCGTGTCTGTACTCATCCAATTCTTCAAAAGTTAAATCTGCCAACACAAGTCTTTCAACAAAATCTCTTTTTATATCTCTAATTCTTCTTATCTGATCTGCCTGTTTTCTAGGCAACATATCTTTCTGCGCCCATAAATCTAACTGCTCTTTTACTGAATCTCCGGTTCTTTCTTCAATAGATTGATTCAAAGATTTCAATCTTATATTCATATCCTCAACCGTTCTTCTAAATTTCTGCCATTTTGTAGTTTCAGGAATTGTGAACTCCCCGCTGTGATCTTGAGATACAGTTTTGGTACTATTAGCAGGAGGTATTTTATCCATATCCTCGGTAATTTGAACCACTTTATCCAAATTATCTTGTATGTTATTCTTTGAATATGTCGAGTCTGCCTCAATTACATCCTTTGATAAAGTACGGTCTAATGTTTCTGTTTCTGATCTTTCTTGTTGGGATCTTTGATCCCCCAAATCCTGTTGTGATTGGCGTACTTCTGTTCCTTTTTCTATTGCTTCCGTAGCATTTCTAATTCCCTCCGCCCTGCTTTTAATTTCATCTTGTAAGATATCGTATAGTTCCTGCTGTCTAGTAGCATTTTTGGCAGGTGTTATGTTGTTTGCAGGATCTAGCATTGGTAATACTTTTTCAAAAAGTGACTTAGATCTCAAGTACTCCGGAACCCAAGAAGGAAATGTTGATGGTATTCCTATAACACCTGCGTTCTCCGTTGGAATTCTTTGTCCTGCTTCGGCGGTTTCAACCTCCTGAAATACCTGTGCATATGCTTCTTGAAAAGCAATATCTTCTGCAACTTCGTCTGTTGTAGCAGTCTGTGTTTCTCCTTCTATCCCCTGTGTTTCAGGAACTACATCTGTTTGAGTTTTAATATCTTGTTGTGTCTTTATATTCTGCAAATCAGTATAGACTTCCCCTACTGTTTTAAAACCTAAAAGTTTTTCATCTCCTGTATATAAAACCGGAGCCTTCATATCCAATTCCTCAAAAGCGGTTCTTCTATTAGACCCATCAAATGTTTCCCAAGAACCATCCTCCGATCTCTGCATTATTATTGGCTCTATTACTTCTCCATTCTGTATTCTTATTTTATAATCATCTACTGTCTGCCTATCAATAGGATCTCTAGATCTTATATCCTTAGCATCAATAGATCCCAATTGACTTTCTGTAGATGTTCCAAAAACTACATCTGCAAAATCGCTAGCTTCTACAAAATCCCTAGCTTCCTTTGCATAATTCTCTGTATAACTTTTTAAAGAATCCTTATTGGATTCAATTATGTTTATCTGTTCTATATCTTGCTCTGTAACACCCCCAATATCTCCATTCCTTATCCCATTAGCAAAAGAAACCATTACCTCTGCTCCCGCACCTCCTAATAAACCACCTAATGCTGACATGGCATTTCTAGTAGCAATTTCATCCCAACCTAAATCTTCTCTAAATGTAGATTCAACACCTATCTGAATATCTTCTTGTACAACCTCTGTGCCTGCTTCTTTTAAAGAAATTTTAACTATTCTTTTTGTAAGACCTTTGGCGAATTGGCCCTGTTCTCTTGGAGAAAATACTTCATCAGGAACTAATTTATCTACCCAACCAACTAAAATTCCTGTACCTACACCTATTCTCAATGCTTTATCTTTATCCAATCCCGATTCTTGTGCTGCTGTACTTACATCATCCGCAACTGCTCCCGAAGATACTGTAAAACCAACAATAGGATTTAATGCGAAAGCGCCTAAAGATGCTATAACTCCGGGGCCTGCATATAGTACTGTTTCAAAAATATTTGTTGGCAAAAACTTTTCGCCTAAAGTTGAATTAGACCATTCCTCCGTTGGAACTAATCCGGGCTTCTCCCTTAAATCTTGAGTGAACTTCTTCATACTTTCAGTTTTTGATCCTAATGTATTATCATAAAAGTTTATCCACTTATCCGCCATCTCATTACCTTTTTCAGGATCGTACATAGTCCTCATAGCATCAGCACGTACTTTTTCTCCGGGTGATAGTTTCTTATAATCCTCATCGGAAATATTTACATACTCTTTACTAACTTGTACATACATTGGATTTCTAAACTTTTGCTCAAAATGGTTTGCTATTAAATCTCCTGCAACATCTATAGTTGATGTTCCTAAATTCAGTAACTCTACACCAGTTCTAGGAAGTAATTTCACCATACCGCTAGTTATATCCCCTGAAATATTCTTTAATCCTGAAAATAACTTTCCGAAGAATCCTTTCTTCTCTTGTTCCTTTTCATCTACGGATTCCTCTATAACAGGCTTTCTATCAAAGTCTATAGAAGCAGATGATTTATATTTAGTAGGATTGTCCTTTATTGTTTTTAAAATAGAATCGTTAAATGGAAGGTTGCCCGATTTCTTAACAGTACCGCTTAGATCTACGGTTGTTCCACCGTATTTATAGGTACTACCATTTAAAGTTTTCAGTATATCTTCATGTTTTGGTATCGGCATTTTATTCCTCTGAACTTAATTGACTTAATACTTTACTTTTTATTTCATCCGGAACTTGATTAAGTGTTGCATAGTCATTCTTTACTGCGAATACCCAATCATTTACATTTGTTCCGCCTATAGTAGAAGTATTATTTCCAATAAGGGAGTTATATTGCTGCCTTAATTCCTCGACTAAAGATGGCCCATAAGACATCAAAGATGTTTCTTGGGCTGCATTTAAATAGTCCTCAAAGGATATTCCTTCCATAGCCATGCTTTGACCCAAAGCTGCTGCTACAGAATTTCTTATATCTGCCGGTACATCCTCTAAATTATACTGACCTTTATTTATTAAGCTAACATATGCTGAAACTCTAGGATCATCTGCACCGAGATTTAAACCATCACTACTGCTAGCAGGCATTTTGTAATAGTGAGTTACACCATTAGCATCTTTATAAGAAACTAATTGATTGGCAGGAACAGACGATGGGTCTGCTACTGCAACCCCACCCTTCATAGTTATTTCATTAGAAAATTCTCTAACTTCTCTGTTGTTTTGTGCGATAGTCAATTTTGCATTTATATTATCTACACTATCATTCAATGAAACACCGGCTTCTCCCATTAGTGCTGCTGTGGAAGGATCTACTAAAAGTTGCTTAATATAATCTGCTGTTGCTTCTGCTCTTGATAAATCATTTTGAATTAAATTAACCTGTGCATCTGCTAATTTTATAGATTGATCATCAAGCCTTAAAAGATCCTGTCTGTTTAAATTTAAAATAGTTTCATAGTAAGATAGTTGATCTTGCCTGTCCTGTGCGATAGCGGAAATGGATCTATCTATTAAACCCTCTGCTACAGAAATTTGTCCATTTCTAGCATTTATAACCGCCTCAATAACTCCCGCCCTTGCTGCTACATCATCCATTGTTTTTTGAATTCGTGGATTTCTTACTGCTGCAAGTCCGGTAACTTCTTGTTGCTGTTTAATTAAATTATTTCCTTCTGTTAAAAGGGTATCTAGTTCATTTATTAAATCCTGATTTGCCTCAAAGTTTTCATTTATATAAAGTCTTTCGCGTTCTGCATTTTCTAAATCTTCTCTAAATGGACTTGTAACATCTTTTATATCTCCTAAGATATCCTTCTCATTTGCTTTTAATTCCTCTATCTGTTTATCTATTTCACTTTTTTTATTATTGATTACATCCTCTATTTGTTTTCTATATTTATTTACTTGATCATCTACACTTTTTCCATCCGGGGTTTTAAATAAAGAACTTGTCCCAGTTGCCTGTTGCGTTTGTTGAGATGGTAACCCCATATTAGATGACGACTGCATATCATTTGCGTTTATAGAACTACCTAGATTTGATAAGGTTAATTGCTCTCCGGGGAATATTAAATTTGGATTCCCGGAACTATATCCTGAAATATCACCGACACTAATTCCGTAGTTTTGTGCTATTTGTGAGAGCGTATCTCCGCCTTTTACTGTATATTTATTGTCTGCCATTATTTTTATTATATCCTTATTTAAGGTTTCACTCCATTCTTACTTATATTAGAGGTTTCCTTTTCTAAATTTTCTACTTTTTTAGTTAAAGCATCAATCAATTCCATAGCTTTATTGTAAGCGTTAGCGATAGTGAGATACATAAAATGTCCTCCCTCATACTCGCCTATTCTTTCGTGGGCATCTACTGGAAATGGTAATAGATCACGGGTTGGCAATCTATTTGGAAAAACCTCATACCTATCCCTATTCTCTTTTATAGAAAAAAACTTTAAACGACCACTCTCAACCGCAGGTAATATGGGTTTTTCAGAAGTCACTACGTTGACTGCCTCATCAATAACCTTGCCATCACCATCAAAACATTTCTCCGCATCTATTATACTTTTATTCTTTTTTATTAAACTTTGTATTTTCATATACTTTCTTGGGTAAAAGACCAATTTCCCCCTTCCATACGACTTCTAAAACCGTAACTACCGCCACTTTTATAATACCAAATGCCGTCATCGTCATTGGGCCTTGAACTATGTTCCGAAAAATTAGCCATCTTTATTTCATAAATAGTTGTATCATTCATTTCTATACCATCTCCAACATATATTTTTTTAGCAGAATAAAATTGCGATGTAGACCAAGAAGTTAAAGTATTTCCACTTGCATCAGTTAAGTAAACTATGTTTGAATTAGGGGCTTCAATAATCCCATTAGATGAATGACAATAAAATTTAAAGAAATCTTCAAAACTAGAATCTACGCAAGCATAAAAACCTTCATCATACCTAGTAACAAAAGATCCTATTTCTGCGATAAGACCAACACCACCGTCAGCAGAAGATCCTCGTAACCTCATCCTTTCAGTACCGCCCCTATAAAACCTTAAATAGTCTGTATTACTAAATTCCAATCTATCATTCCCGGAAGATGTTCTTAAATATGCACCTGTATCTGTAGATAAAGTACCGGACAAGGTAAGACTTTTAGCAATAACATCCCCGGACATATTAACTCTAAATGGAGCGCTAGAATATGTTGCGTTTCCTAAATATATCCCATTTGAGTCTGCTTTGAATACTGCGTTATCGCTCCCTATTTCTATGCTTATACCTGATAGGGTTCCTGTATTTATTTTATCAGCACTTAAATTAGATATATCTCCGTTTTCTATGGAAACGCTAGTTATTTTCGCCCATTCAATAGTTGCAATCTGTGCGTTTACTAATTGAGATGTAATTTTAGTTGCATCCAAAGAAACTATTTTTGCGCTAGTAATAAGAGCATTTTGTATTTGCGCTGCCGCAGTTATAATCGCTTCCGTTGCTATTAGTTGAGTTGCCGTAACTGTGTTAGCTGTTATTTTTCCACCGTCAATAGTTGTTGCGTTAGCATTTACATCTCCCGCTGCCTCACCTTCTTCTAAAAATCCAACAACACTAAGACCAGTACCGTTCCAAGCAATGTATGTCCCTTCTGGATCACCTGCCCTAAACTTATATAAATCATCTTCTGAATCTTTACCTATATAAATTCCAATACCTTCATCATATGCGGTAGCGTCACCGAAAAGTATCCTCTCATCAACTCCCTGAATCTTTATTTTTCCATGGGTAAGTTCGCGGGATCCTGCTGTTAATCCTCCTAATAACCCGCCAGTTTGATCTTCAAACGATTCCGGGAATACTAAAGACTCCTGCAATGTAGTAAAATCCATTTTTGGAGTTAGGTCTATGACTTTCATTTATCTCTCAACAAAGTTGCCTAGTAGAATAATCTTTCTAATAGGACAATCCGCTGTTGCATTCCCTTCCGAATAATCAATTATTACTCTTGCATCTTCAACTGCCGGAATATTTATTGTATTAAATTCGTGTCTTGTTCTATTTTCTGTTTCTATATCGCCAATAGTAGCGCTTTCCTCTCCTTGATTTCCTTCTATTTTCAAAACTGCTTTCGCATTTTCTTCTAATGGTTTTGTATAAACTATAATTGTATGAATATTCCCTATCTTGTTATCTCTTGTTAAATCTACAAATAAGCTTTTCCATTCTGAATCTACTGAATATCCTGAAAACTTTGCTAACCTAAAATCTCCTTCTCCATCACTAGATGCAACAAAAGGAGTTCCGAATGGGGAAGCAATTCCACCTACTGTAGAATGGCCTGCGTCTGCTAGTTTGCTAATTTGTACTGGGAGTTGCTGAACAGATGCTCCAAAACTCCAAATATTAGCCCCCGAAATAAATGCAATTGTATGTTTATAAAGTGTCTTTTGCCTATGATCCGGTAGGGATCCTGAAAAGTATTTTAAAGGTGTTATTACTTTACCCGATAAGTATCCAATAGAATATCCTCCGCCAGTACTATCTGAAAATGAAACGTAAATCACACCATTCAATGTATATAAAAATCCTATCTCTTGCGCTCCTACTCCAGATTCATCTGAAAGTATGTTAGATAAAGCTGATCCATCATACATATAAATTTGAGATTTTCTTTTTCCATAGTTTACCGCTATCCACCAATAATTTGAATGAAAAACAATATCCGCAATTTCTGCCCCTGTTCCAAAATCCAAAGCTTGAACATCTAATGTTGCAAGTCCTTCTATATACTTTCCAACATATTGACCATTTCCAAATAAAATAATATCTTCTTTTACTGCGCTAGGGTGCAATGCTTTTTCTAATAATACATCTGTGGTACTTCCCCAATCATCATCAAGTGTATTAGTTGAGAGCGTTAGCGTTGCGATATCCCCTCCTGTTGCTTTATTATAAAATACAAATAGATTTCCATTTAAATGAATTATTGATTCTCCTGAAGTCATTCCTGTTATTGTCATTGGATAATTTGCATCGTCAACAACTGTTGTTACACTTAATTTGAAAAGATGTGCCGTACCTACTACATAACAATCCGCATCATTTATTGGTTGCTCCATAATAAATCGGATCAATTCGTCTACCTCACCATCTTGATTTCCATTAGTCAAATCAACAAGTCCGGGGCTTTGTGTTAAAAATCCGGGCCTTGATATAATATCTGCTTTCATGTCACTAGCTTGTCCACCTGCGCCAATAAAAGTATCACTATCAATGTGCGATAGCGGTGCAAGGCCTTTATGTAAATCTGTGAGTTCTATTCTGAATTCGATGTCCATTATTCAATCGGCTGTTGAACTTGGGGAGCAGATTTCTGAATTCCCGCCCCACTTACTATCTGTTGTTCTGATGGTTCGTTAAATTCTTGTGGTGGAATTGGTATGTTTCTAATCCCATAAATCTGATCTAATATCCATGCAATTCTTCTAGGATCTTTTTCAAGCCCTACTAAATTGATAAGATCTGTTACTTGATCAGCAAGATCCGAATTTTCTCCGGTAATAGTTACAAAAAGTCTTGGCATTACACCTTTCCATATCTCCGGGGCATTCTCGATTGTTGGATCTGTTTCTCTAAGTTCGTCTAACTTCTCCGCTTTTATCGCTTCCGCTTGTTCTTTTGTATGTGGGCCTATCTTAACTAAATTCTCCATGTACCATTTCTCTACCATTATTGTGCGTAAGCGATCCATGACTTCTATTTCCCCTACTAATGAGAAAATCTTTTCTCCTTTTAAATCTTTGATAAGTTCTGCAAGTACCCAATTTTTGAAAATCCTTTTGTAAGGTAGTGTTATTTTTTGTCTTAAAAATGTAAATAGCATTCCTGCATTCTGATCTATTAAAGCGCCTAATCTGAATGGAGTTCCTGCCGGTAGGGATTCCCCTCTTACTACTTCAAAAGAGTTTGATATTCTATCTGCATCTTGCATGAGTCTGTTCCAGTCGGCTATTAGTTGATCTGCTCCTTGCATTCTTACATATAATTGATCTAAGTCTTGAGCAAGAATAACATCACCATTGTCTAAATCTGCTCTGATATTTTGCAATACTCTACTGTCATTACTCTTGAACACCACTTTACTCGCCCATTCTAAACCACTAGCAAGATCATTACCAATTTGATTTGCTCTGATTTGATGATCCATTAACTTCTCAACTAATCCCTCTCTCCAAAACCTGCCGTTATATTTCCCTAAATGTGCAAACTCATAATAATCAGTCATGTCACCATTCAATTGTTCTGCATAAAGAGTATATTTCTCCCCGGATCCACCTTCTTCAAGTCCTGCAACAATTATCTTTGCGAGAAAATAAGTATCTGCATCCCCCTCTTGTTCCATTCCTTTGACCGCATAGAATTCTTTTTCTGATACCTCTCCGGTGAATTCATATATCTCGTAGCTGTTTGATGTTGATGATTGTTCAGTTGTTTCACTAGTTGCTGAAAATGATTTCTCCCCTAAGTCCTTGATAACTCTTTGTGCTACATCTTGGTCCCACCCCTTCATTGCTTTTATTTCTGATGCTTTTAGTTCGTGTCGTTCTATTAAATCCGTTTCATGTACTGTTTTAGCAAGTTGGTTCGTTACCACTAAATTAAGAACATCTACTATCTCATATGTTCCTTTTACCTTTTTAAAGCCAATATTTCCATTTGCCACGAATTCCTCAACTGATTCCTTTAGCTTGTCATCCTCACCTTTTTCATTCATCCACTTTTTGAGTGATGCGTTAGCGATAAAGACTGCCCCAAAGTCGTCAATAGGGTTAGTTGAAAATAGTTTAACGTGCTTGGTATCAAATCTAAGATTCTTTACCATTGAGTCAACACGTGGCTCTATAATGTCAAAGTAATAATTGTATGAGAGATCATCATTTATTTTTGAACTTGAAAGCTGTTTGTTTCTAAATTTATAAATACGCTTAACGGTGTCATGTTGACTAAAATGAACTCCTTCAGCAACTTCGACACCTTGCGCAATGTAGTTTGATATTTCTGTTTCTATCCTCGCGAATAGTCCGCTGTGCGTTTCTTTTGACATAATACTTTCTTTTTAAATTAAAAACCGTATTTAGCTTGTACGTTTCGGCGTTTGAGTGAGAAGCTTGGCTTCTTATCCTTTGAGCGCCTTTCGTAGAATTCACGCATAGCGTCAGCGATCTGCTGTTTTTGTTGTGTAAGCACGACAACTTTTTCCTTCATTCCGTTAGATATAGCATACCTCAATGATGCACTAACAGACAAGTATTGATGAAATTGTGGGTTAAATCCGGGAGAATTTTCCTCATCTGTAATAACAAAGTGAGTACCGGCTCTCTGAAACTCTACCTCTACGCCACTAGTAGCGCCATAGTTAGGAACAGGAACGGGAAAAATAACCCCGCCCATTTTATAATACTTTTCGGGATTCCCGGTGTTAGTTGTAGCAAGATCCTCATCTGATAGATCACGCCTTTCAACTGGTATAAGTGTATCAAATTTGCCCTCGCTGTTTTGGATTCTAACTCGGTGAAGTATCTGCGCACTATCTAATAAATCGTAATGATCCTGCCCGGCTGTTAAATCTAATGTAGCAATAGGGATATCTGCGTTTGATGTATCATCCCATTTATATAAAGGATCTGCCCTATACATTATAGAAGTAGCTTCATCGTAAGCTATATTTATATTCCTAGTTCTGTCCGTTAGGGAGTACTTTGTATTGAGGCTTTCGCTATCTCCAAAGAGTAGAAAATCAATATCACCTATTAAGCTATTGGCCTTATCGGTCGGATTGAATTGCATATTGAGAAAATTATATCAGGAAAGTGGGGAGTTTTAAACACCCCCCACCCCTGTCTGTGCATATAGTGTACAGAATATGTGGTTATTTCGCCCGTTTTTGTGGCTCTATGAGATTCTTTTTAGCTTTTGACCTCTTGATATCGTTCATACGTTTAGATTCTTCAGGTGTCAACTCACGGCGTGATTTTTTCCCACCTTTTGCACCTATTTCGGATAAATATTCTCTGATTTGAATATCTTTTATCTCCGTAACTTCTAATTTATATCTAATTCCATCATGCTCTAATACCTCATCACTAATTTTATAGAACTCTAAATTCCCCAAATCATAACCATCGTACATAGAACGGAGAACTTTTCGCGCATCCTTTTCGCTTTCAGCTAAAAACCATTCATAATCCGGTTCTTCTAAATCTGAATACCCCTCAAACCTCACAATATAGAATTCAGGTTTTATTTTTTTAGCCATTTATTTTCCCTCCTTTATAATTAAATTATTAGCCTTTAGAGAAAAGTAATCACCCTTATCGTTTATAATTACATGGTCTATTAAATTGATACCTATTGTTTCACCTACTTCCTTAATCTTTTTAGTAACTTGTAAATCTTCTGAACTTGGATTCACGTCACCACTTGGATGATTGTGAGCAAGTATAATCCCGTTTACATTTCCAATTACTGCACGTCTATATATTTCCTTGGGGGATATTAAACACTCGGTTGAAGTTCCCATTGATACCAATTCAGCATAGACAACTACATTTCTAACATTTAATCCAATAGTCCATAAATGTTCTCTATCCTTTTCCACGTCATCGGCTATTGATAGAAACCCTTTAAGTATTTCGGCAATATCTTTTGGTGATACTATTTTAGTATTTTTAGCAACTTTTAGTTTCATTGCATCAATCCTTCCTTTAAATTATCTAAGTACTGTTGAGCATTCGCAATTTCTCCATGAGTATCAACGCGAGATATTGTTTCCTCTAATTCTTTTCTAGCCTCAACAAGCGGATAATAATTAGTCACAAAATTATCAACCATATTTTCTAAGCTATTGACTGTATTCTGATATGGCTGTCCGTACTTACAACCATCAACAGTTATAGATAAATATGTTCTGTTACCTTCTACATCCTCGTGTTTGATGTTCTTCTTAAATTTAACCATCGGCGTATCTTGTGACTCGCTAAGTCCCCAAAATTCAAACACTTCTGAAAAACTTCCCTCATCCTCAACTAACTCCTCTAACTGCTTCCTTGCATAATTGTCTAATTCGTAATCCCTATAACCTACAACATCAATCAAGTATGTTTTTAACTGTTCGTTTGTTAAATTCATTTTGTTCCCCTTTCTGCAAATTGTCGGGCTTGTTTTCTAGTAAGAACCCCTACGCTATAATGATCTTTCCCTCTTTTAACGAAAGTATCATATCTAGCCTGTTCCACACCCTCAAGCATCACATGATCATATGCTTCAGATACTTGAAAAACTCCATTTGGATGGAATATAGGAGGTAAAACATCTAACATATCGTTATATTCTTCAGCACTTACTTTTCTAAGTCTGATTTTATCGTTTAGAGTTTTCTCCTGCTCCTTATACCAGATATTTAAATCCTGCATATCTTGGCTAAATTTAGTAACACTTACTTTTGGCATAAGCCCTCCGGCTCCAATGCTCACGAGTTCGCTAATCTCCTTAATTCCTTTTTCTTCCATGCCTTCTTTGAGTTGTTTCTCTCCAAAAGCCCAAAAGACATTGTTGTCCTTTAGAATTTGATTGACGCGATCTTGTCTTTTATTTTTTAACTCTGTTAGAGTCATAATCGACCTTTCATAAATTTCTACTGTCTGCAATTTACCATAACCCACTTTAGGTGTCAAGTGGTCAAATGTTCCTCATTCTATCCCAACCAATTCCCCATTCATAAGATAAAAACTCATCCCCATAACAAAGGAATGTTTCAGAAAACGCCCTTCCAATTCCTAAAGTTTCAAGTTCTGAAAAAATAGGCTCACACTTTTCAGAAATAAAAACTCTTTTTTTATTGTTCTCCATATTCTTATATACTTTGTGAATTTGAAATAATTGATCTAATAACTTGATGGTCTTTTTTTTATCTGTTTTCTTAACCATTAAAAATCACCTCCTGTTTTTCTAATAAATAACTATTTTTTCTAATAATACTATAAGGTTACCAAAAATTATTATCTTCATTATCGTCAAACATACCCTAAAGGGTATGTTGATGACAATAATAAAAATATCTGATGCCATTTCTGACGACAATCTGACGATAATAAAACACAAACCCTGCAACCGCGCCCATAAACCTATTATCGTCAATGACGATAATGCTTGACGATAATGACGATAATGAATCGCTAACGCACATTGCTGTATCATCTCGTTTTGCCTTTCACTACAACCAAATCAATATTATCGTCACGACTTTTCATTTTCCAAAAAGCTTGACGATAATGAACTTCTGCCTTTAACTGAAGCAAATAATGGGATTTTATAGCAAACCACCTTCCGGCTTAATTTCGTCTACTATAAGGTATTTTATTTTGAACCACACCGCTCTACCTTTTTTAAATTTCGCTACCGCTCCCTCATCGGTCATAATATTTATAGTTCTATCAAAAGTACTTTCACTAATACCGCTTCCGCTTAGAATTGTTATTAGATCTTGTCTGCTAACCCCACTTTGTGTTTCGTTTAGTACATCCTTTATAATTTCCTCGGCTTCTGAACTCTTGCCATCGCTATCGCTTGCAACTATTCCCAAATAAGTAAACCCGGAAACAATAGTTCCATCGTTTTCTTTGTTATTAGAAACATCCATTCTTATCATGAACTTATCCATTTTTTGTTCATCACGGGCTTTTGTTTGATGAAGTGTCATTTCTGTTTTAGATTTAGCGACAGGCTCCAGTCTAAACATTGTGAAAGCTTGGGCGTTAATGTTAGATGATCCCCTCAAGCGTTGGGATGCGTTTCTAAAAGTACCGGATGCGGGTTTGTTTTCATGATGTATTACTAGTTTTGCAACAGAGGGAAATAGAAATCTTAATGCTTCTATAAAGCGCATAGTGTCCTCAGAGGAATTTTCAGAACCAACCATGATATCAATCATAGAGTCGACAACAATCAGTCCTATGTTCTTCTCTTTTACGAGAGTAGATAGTGCGATAGCGAAGTCGGATGCGTTTCCTTTGGAGTCGGAGAGTTGAAATTTATCAGGATACTTTAACATATAAAGATTGTTGGGAATGTTTTCTTCTGAAAGTCCGCGGATTCTTTTTTGCATTAGAGAGTGGGGATTTTCTTTATCAAGATAAAGAACAGGGGTTTTAGCGGGAACCTTGAAAACATCAAGCCAGTTCTCCCCATTCGCTATCGCTATCGCCATAGATAGGGCAATGAAAGATTTTCCAGTTCCTTCAGCACCATAGACGAATGCAAATCCTTCTGAATATATCATTCCTTCTATTAGCCATGGAATTTTAGCGAATTCTTTTTCGTTTAGTTCTTGGGCAGTCATGACTTGATAATCATCAGGGATAAAAGATGCCTCAAATTCTACGGGAGAGAGGGCAAGTTTCATTAGCTTTTTAAAATCTTCATGAGAATGATTCTGATAAAATTCGCAAACATCTTTTGAACCTTGCGGGAGCATTACGATTCGGGCTTTTGGGAATTTCTCAAGCATTTCATAAACTCCTTTGATCCCGGCCTTGTCATTGTCAAAACAGATATAAATCTTTTTATCTTTTAATGGCTCAATAAACTCATCGGGAAAAGTTCCTGCCCCTCCCGTAGATGATACAGAAGGGATGCCCTCCTGCATTAGTTTAATAGCATCAATTTCACCTTCAGTAATAACAACCATTGATGAATCTTTAACGGCATATAAATTAAAAAGTGTTGCGTGGGATCCTAAAGAGTTTTTGTATTTAGGTTTCTTGGAATCTTCCTTATGTTTTAGATAACGGGATTTTATGAATAGGAGTTCACCATCTTCATCTAAGATAGGGATATTTAGATAGTCGCCTTCTTCTGTAAGTTCATAGAGTTCGGCGAATTCCTCGGAAATGCCGTGTTCTTTTAGATAAGCTTTGGCAGTCATATTGTGTTTATTCCCTTATTAACGAAATTTGTTACGAGTTCGGCCATTCTTTTCTCTGATATAGAGAACCCACATTTGCAGGTAATGGATTTATTTTCAAAATCAGCGTTTCCCATTACAAGCCAATCGCAGTTGCATTTGGGACATTTATTTTGTTTCAGGTTTTCCACCTCATTCTTTCATTCCTTCCGGGAAAATTATCTTTTTGTATGTTTCAACAACCAGTATCGCGTCTGCTTCATGTTCTGTAATTTCTCTTTTTATCTTTGTAAGTTTTTTGGCAATCGCTATCGCTTCCTCTTTTGTTTTATACTTAAAAGTGCTTTTGCAAACCTTATTATGTACTTGGTTTACCCATGATCCTTGAGCCATAGCAAGGGAAACAATCGCCCCGAACACTTGATTTAGAGATGTAACGGCTCTGCTGTTTCTTATTGGGACAGTTTCTTCTATTACTACTAGATCCGGACCATATGTTTCAAAAAGTTCATCAAACCCTAAAATAATTTTCTTTAGTTTATTAAGATCAAAAGTTCCATCAAATTTATAATTGATGGCATTTATAAATTTACCATTTTCATAAATGGCAACGCCACAATTAGTTGTTGAACTATCTATTCCTATTGTTATTATCTTTTTCTTTTCTTTTTTATTTGCCATCTTTGGATGCCTTTTTCAATAAACTATGCTTGAATTCAACACACATTCTAATTAGAGTATTATATGGTTTTTCTATAAATTGAGTCATTTTCGCTAGATTTCTATCAAAAGATAGATCATTGTTAGCACAATAGAAAACAAAATCATCAACTGTTTGTAGGCTTTCGCTTATTACTATCATTTTTAAAAGACTTAATATTTCAGATGCCTGACTTTCAAGTACTTGTTCGGGAGTGAGTTCTATTATAGTTTCTTTTTCCTTATCTAGTGTTGGAACTTTTATAATAGCCCTATTTAGTATATTTTTTATCTCTTGTTTTATTGCTGTTTCATTTAGTTCTGTTTTCATTGTGTTAGTTCCTCCAATGCTGTTTGAAAATCACAATCTTTTAGTTTCATATAAAAAGAAATAGCATCCCCACCACCGCACCCGGCGAAACAATTCCATGTATTAGTATTAGGATAGATTGCAAAAGATGGGGTATCTTCTTCGTGAAAGGGGCATTTTCCCATTAAAGTTTTACCTGTTCTTTTTAATTGTCCGGAATATAAGTTTTCTATAGGAAATTGATTAGCTTTATCTACTTTATCATTGTTAAAACTCTTTTCTGTGTTGAATAGGCGAACTTTTCTTTGCATATTTGAAAGATATCACATCCTACAAATAGAGTCAAATAGAAACATTTGACAACAAATAGAAACAATGATATTCTCTAAACATGGATAAAGATGATATTAACATTAACATAAATGACTACAAGGAATTCATGAGTTTGCAAGATGTTGCAGACTACTTGGGAGTTCATATAAATAGTATTTATAACTATTTAAAAGATGGGGGAAAACCACTTCCATCTATTCACATCTCTAAAAAAAAGATATTAGTTAAGAAGGAAGATCTAATTGATTGGCTCAATGAGCAGAAAGACGAGGAAGAAAATGAGTAATAAAAAGTCAGAAATAAAAGTAGGGGATCTTGTGTATGCAGAATTTACAAAAAAGGTATCCGAACTTGTTAGAGTAACTTTCTTTGGTAAGCATATTTATCAAGATAAAGAAGAAAAAGAGATAAGATACGTTGAAGTAATAGGAATAAATAATTATGAAACCTGTGATTGGTCTGGCCAAAAATATAGTGGAACAAAATATCTAGTAAAAAGTTTAAGGGATGGGCTTGTAGAAGTACATTCAAGCGATGTCTATTCAAATAAATAATGGATCAACCAATGCCAACAACAAACGAATACTTACCCGCAGATAAACAAGATGTTGATAATATCCCGGATCAGCCGGATAAACCTATTAAGTTTTATATAGTAAGACCGGAGGGAAATCAATCAGACGGTGAGGGAGTTTATCATCTTGTAACAGAAGAAGGGGAACATCTTGCTAGTCATTTATGTTCTAATTCTAGCTTTGCAGAAGGAGATTTAATAGATGACCGGGAAGAAAGAAAAGCAGAGTTCAAAGATAAATTTGGGGATTATGAGATTGTATGGTTAGGAAACGATGAGATGACATTCAAAGATTTGGTTAAATTAAATTTGGATCGTGGGGGTTTAAGGAAAGAAGAACTTCCACAAGTGACATTGGTAGTTGAAGATGATGATGGCAAGGAACACGAAGTAACAAATTATATAAACTAAATTATGGCAAACTCTAAAACATTAACAGAATACGTAAAACTAAAATTACAACTTAACGAATTAACCCGTGAGGTTGATGCTAAAAAGAAAGATGTAGTTGAAGAACTTTTAGCAACGGAAGATAAGGAAGCAGTTGTAGGGGAATCTGTAGTTTCATTGGGTAGAAGGCCAAAATACTCTTATTCTAAAAAGGTTTCTTTAAAAGAAGAAGAACTTGGTGCTGAAAAAGAAATATTAAAAATAATGAAAAAGGATGAGGAAGAAACAGGAAAGGCCGAACTTGTTGATGAGGGTTGGTTTCCAAAAGTAAGTTAAGCCTTTGGTGGGTAGATTGGGCTTCCCGTCAGTTGCGCGACCTACCCATCAAGTGCTTAATTTGACAATTGAATTAGGGATGGCTTTGTTATACAGGCAGTAGTACAAAGCCCGGTATTGTGACGGTAGGCGACTACTGGTTATTTCATAAAGCCGGCGAGGTGAATCACGTAGTATCTCGCATCCCTACTTGAGTTATTAAATTTATTGGAAGGTGGTGAAAATAAATATGGGAAAAGTAAGAATAACAGGCGGAAGTGGTGACTTTGAAACCGTTCCTGAAGGTATTTATACCTTGCAAATTTTTAAGGTAGAAGATGCTTTTTGGAGTTATAAGGGTCAAGACAAACAGGGTTTTAATTTCACTTTTGTGATATTGGATGAAGAAGAACTCCCTGAAAGTGGAGGATCTACTAGAGGAAGATACCTTTGGTGGAGAGTTTCTAGCAGTATCAATAAGAGATCACATCTTTATAAGATCGCTACCGCAGCGCTGGGGAGGGATCTAACGGATGAGGAAGCAGATACTTCAGAAGATAATGATGAAGTTCTTGATCCGGAGAATGACCTTGTAGGCCTACAAATTATCGGAATTGTAAAACATAATGAAGATAGTGACGGTAGAGTTTGGGCAAACATTGATTCTGTTAGTAAGGTTAAAGAAGAATTAGAACCGATTGAGCCTAAAGAATCAAGTGATGAGGGCGATAAAAAAGTTCAAGTCAAAACTACTCCATTAGAAGAAGTTATGGAGGAAGATGAAGATCTTGATGGAGATGACGAGGATGAGGAAGATGAGGATGATATCTTAGCAAACCCTGTCCTTGATGAGATCATAGAGAATCTTGATGATGACGAGGATGAAGATGAAGAAGAAGATGAAGAAGAAGATGAGGAAGATGATGATGAAGAAGAAGAAGCAAGAGAGGCGGCTAGGAGGGCTAAAGAACGCTTAGAGAGAATCAAAGCGAAGAAAAAAGCCGGGAAAGCCGAGGCAAAAAGACCTGCATCTAGGGAGTCTAAATCTGTATCTGTAACAGACGGAAAGAAAAAGACTAAGAAAACTAAGTAGTTTTCTACTGTTGCCCGTCAAGAAGCGTTGGCGGGCGTAAGGAGGAAATTATGGAAAATATTAAAGAAACAATAGTAGACATACCGTTGCACGATATAAAGAAACATTTAGAGGAAACCAAACTCCTACAGGTAGGTGTTGGGGAAATAGAGTCTGCTATGAAGATAGGAGCATTAGACTTCCCTTTATTTGCAAGTGATGATTTTAGAAAAGGTTTCAGAGAAGGGTTTGATTTGTGCGCATATAAAGTCTACGAGGTTACAAATAAACAATACAAACTAAAAGAAAAGGAAAACAAAGATGAGTAAATTTACTTACGAAAATATTTTATATAATGGCGAGGTAACTTTAGTATTTAATACCGCTAAGCACCGCTATATATGGGAAGAAGAAAACAAAATAATAAGATCTGTAACTCAAGCAATCAATGTTATTGATAAACCTGCTTTAGTTTGGTGGGCTGCAAATATGGCAGTTGATTATATAGCGGAACAGATAGTTCCCGGAGAAAGTTATGATGAGTTAGAGTTGGCTGATATTTGGCAAAGTGGAAGAAGGGCGCATAACGCTAGAAAGAAATCCGCAGCCGATCACGGAACATTATTACATAAATGGATTGAGGATTATATTAACGGAGAAGATCCCGGAATACCTGTAAACAAACATTTAAAAAGATCTGCTAAGAGATTTTTGATGTGGGTAAAAGAACATAATGTTGAGTTCCTATTAGCAGAGCAAGTTGTATTCTCCAAAAAATACGAGTACGCAGGAACTACAGATTTTATTTGCAGAATTGATGGGGAACTATTTGTGGGAGATCTAAAAACAAGTAAAGGTATTTATGAAACAATGTTTATTCAGACCGCCGCCTACAGGCACGCAAGAGAAGAAGAATTTCCTAATGAGAAGTATGCGGGGCAGATGATATTAAGAATCGGAAGCGATGGAACCTTTGAAACCGCTTTTATTAGAGGGGAAAAAGCATATAAAAAGATGTTCAAGGCATTTGTGTACGCCCATATGTTGGCTGATGAAATGGAATTTGTGAAAAATTACAAAGCGGAAAGGAAAATTTAATGAAAAAATTATTTATAATAGGGGTATCAACATCCCTAATCGCTATCGCAATATTTCTTTTTATAAACAAGCCCGTACCTGTAGTAGAACCCTCTTGTGAGGTAGTTGATGGAAATTCCCATATTTATAGAGGGCAATGTCTGCCGGAAGGTTTTTCCCCGGAGGTGTTTCCTTTAAATAGAAGATCTTCTTGGCTTAATACTCAACAAACATTGGATCTAAGAGCAAAGATAATGGTTGAAGAACTGATAGAAGATGCGGAAGCGGATGGTATTTGTTTAGTAGTTACTTCGGGATATAGAAGTTATGAGGAACAAGAAAAACTTTATAGTACTTCTAATACCCCTGAATATGTTGCAGTTCCGGGGGGAAGTGAGCATCAAACAGGACTTGCAGTAGACTTTGCAGCCTGCCCCATGCGTAATGGAATTAGAGATGATTCTGTAGAACGAGAGGATCTTGAAAAAGAATTTGAAGAACTCCCGGAGTATGAATGGTTAGACAAGTGGGCATGGACATATGGATTTGAGCAAAGTTTCAGCGTGGAAACGATTGAAGATTCTCAATACCCAGTAGAAAATTGGCATTGGAAGTTAGTATTAGAATGAGATTACTTCCTATTAAAATGGTGGCTACGGTTGTTAAAGGGCAGACTGATTATGTGGCCCCAAAAGAACTTTCCGATCATATTAAAAGTTTAAAAATTAAAGATAAAGAAGTTGAATTTGATTTAGTTATAGTATTAAAAAAGAATCCTAGAACTGATAAAGAAATGGAGATAAGAATAAAATGATGTTCAAAATAGTTGTACCCCAAAAGGCAAGCCGATTAGGGTACAAAGTTAATAATATCAAATTGTAGAAAGATGTCAATATGAAAAAAGAGATTAAACCAATAAATGTAGCCAACCCGGATGCGGATATGATTATCCTTAGAAGAATGAGGAAGATGAAAAAGAAAGAGGATATGGAAGATAGAAGTAATTGGGCATTGATTGAAAGAACAAGAGATATAGGGAATGTTCCGAAAGGGATTTATAGGATATGCCCTTGTTGTATGTATCCTGAAAAATTAAAAAAAGAAGATATGGAGTTGTTAATGGATGAGTTAAAGGGAAAGATCCCACCGGAAAGCGGACTGATTTTACCTGAATAATCGTAGGTCGGGGGATTGATATAGGGGGCAGTATATCTCCCCCACGATCTGCGATTATCCACTCATCTAGGTTAGTTGCGGAAACAGGGGGCGCTATCGCCCCCTCTATTATTATGTATAAATTAAGATCTTATCAACAAAAAGCAGTAGATAAACTAATGTGGAGTCAGGGCCTAAGTGGTGCTGATCTTTGTGTATTACCTACAGGTGCGGGTAAATCTATAGTCATTGCGGAACTTGCTCATAAAACTAATGAACATATTTTAATTATCCAACCTACAAAAGAGATCTTGGAACAGAATTTCAACAAGTTATCCTCATATGTTGATAAGTCCGAGATAGGGGTGTATTCAGCATCAATGGATCGTAAGGATATAGGGTTATACACTTTTGCAACTATTCAATCTATTTATAAGAAGCCGGAAGAATTTAATCATTTTGGTTACATAATCATAGATGAGTGTCATTTGGTTAATCCAAAAGATTCTAATTCAATGTTTATGAAATTCTTTAGAGGGATAGGTAATCCTAAAATTGTAGGGCTAACCGCAACTCCCTATCGGTTAGATACTACATACGAAAGATTAGATAGGGATACTTTTATAGCGCATTCAGGAACCAAACTAATAAATAGAATGCAGGGGAATTTTTGGAAACGAATAGTTTTTAATATAAATATAGGGGAACTTATAAAGTTAGGACATTTAACCCCACTTCAATACATAGATAAGACTATTTTAGATCATGCTCAAATTTCAGGAAATAAATCTGAAACAGATTTTGATTTACAAAAATATACAGTTCAACTTCATGACGAAATGGATAAACTTTTAGAAGCAGTTTTATTTGCAGAAGAATTATGTAAGCATGTTCTTGTTTTTTGTCCAACAATTGAGCAGGCAGAAACTATGCGTAATTATATCCCCGGATCCGGGATAGTTACATCAAAGACACCTAAGAAAGTGCGGGAGAAGCTAATACAGGACTTCCGTTTTGGCCGTGTTAAGACGGTTTTCAATGTTGGGGTGCTAACTACTGGTTTTGACTTCCCGGAATTGGATGGGATAGTTTTGCTTAGACCAACTAAATCCATCGGGCTTTATTATCAGATGTTGGGCAGAGGTGTAAGAAAATCTCCCGGAAAAACTGCTTGTAAGGTTATTGATCTTACTGGAACTGTTAAATTTCTAGGTAAGGTTGAAACAATTAAATTAGAGAGGGATAAAATGTGGGAATTAAAATCAGAAAAGGGTTCGTGGCACGCAAAACCCCTCTACCATATGCGAATAAGTAATATTTCTAAAGGAAAAGTGAAGTTGAGATAGTCAGTATTTGCTTCTGTTACTATGGTTTGCGGGGAGCTATCACTATCGTTGTTCAACTGCTAGATTTTATGCCAAATTTACCTTTTATTTTGTTAAAAATCCTGCTTATAAACTCATTGTTTATTTCTGTATCAGAAAATGCCGAGATATCCTTTGTAACATTAGAATCCATAATCGCTACCGCAGCATCTATGTTGAACTGTAAGTTACTTTCTTCTTCCTCCAATGACAGGGGATTTGATGGATCTGTTTTCGTTAATTTGGCGTTTGCATAATTAAGGAAAGCCCGATACGCTACTTCTCCCTGCCCTAGCGACACCGTATATTTAATGAAGTCCTCAAGGCTCCAGTATTTGTTGTACCAAGTTTTGTCCTTGAGTCCGTAAGTTTCCTCTATAAGTGTTGGGATATCATCGGAGAGTGCCATTTTGGGGTTACTGGGGTTTGGTTCTTCATAGTTCTCTAATGCTTTCAATAAGAATTCCATCATCTCGTTTAGAGTCCAATATTTGTTATACCAGTCCTTATTTTTCAAGTTGAATTTATCTTCAAAAGAAGCGGGGAGATCTTTCGTAGGATCTATCATTTCACTAACAACAGAACCATTCGCTAATGCTATGACTTTGTTTATGTCTAGTGTTCCCGGACAAGTAGTGGCAACAAATTTTCTATGCCCTACTATCCTATCCTCATTTAAAGGAATTCCTGTTTTTTCACAAACATATTTAACAAGCCATGCTACAGTTTCATATGTTTTTCCGGGGAATTGTGGATCTATTTCTATTCCTATAGACATAGGGTTTGCTTGTCTAGCGTGCCATGCAATATCGTCTAATTCTATAAGTTGGGTTATTTGTTCATCTGAAACTACGAAGTGAGCAGATACTTTACTGGAAGGGTTCTTTAAATAATTTACTGTTCCTTCAAAGGTAGGCTTATCATTTGGATCTCCCCACCAATGTAGAACTACATATTCAAAAGTCCTAACAACACCGTAATAAAACATACTTTCATTTTCAGGCGTGAAGTTAGGGGATAGGTTTTTTTTAATATCCATATATTACTTGCCGAAGGTTAGACCTTTACCATCGTTAAGGAACTTAACGCGGTCAATGTAAGTTAATAATGCTGTAAGAATAGCGCTAACGCTAGATCTTATCGGTATAGGAAATATAAGTTCCCAAATTTTTACATCAAAACTTACAGGTATAACATCGAGTTGTCCTAGAATTTGTGTTGCAATCCAAGCAACTATAAAGAAGAAAACTATTCTAGCCAAATCTTTGTAACCCTCTAGCTTAGGATCCTTTATGGCTTTTTCTAAATAGCCTTTTATATTCATGTCACAATTATATCATTTTTCAGATATCTTTTTGTGAAACAATAAAAGCGACCACGCAACAAATGTAAAAAATACATTTAATAAAACTGTTCTATATTGCGCTATCCCGTGTCCTAAAGGCCCTGCCCCCATGATAACTATTATAGATATGATAGCGTTTAATATAGACCCGAATCCAACTCCTACAAATAAAACTATTAAAATAGAATTTAATTTTTGTTCCATAGAGTTTATAACTTTTCTCTCCGATAGTGCTACTTTAAGGAGATAAAAGGAAGCCGGGAGTGTTGCTACTGCCGTGATTATATTTAGTAATCTCATTGTATTTATAAGTTCCATACTGACCCATCATATCATTTTTTGAGAGCATCATAAACATATTGTGTCAAGTTTTTTGATGCTTCTGTGTTTGCTGATATGGCAGTTTGTAATTGTATGCTAGCTTTGGTATTTTCTTTTACTACTTCCAAAACATTATTGTTAAGAGTTTTTAACTCATCATCTTTAGATGAAATTTTTGTATCTTTTTGGGCAACAGTTTCTTTACGATCCTTCCATATGATAAGAAGAAAATAGAGTAATACTCCTGATAGTCCTAAGTCTAAAGCTGATTTTATAATTTCTACTGTTTCCATAGTGTTTATATCTCTATTCTACACTAATGTAATGCCAAGCTTTAATTTTTGGATCTTTTGTAGATTTATATACTCTATACAGATCATCAAACCATCTTTGATATTCTTTAGATACGCTTTCTAAAGTGAATTTCTCGGCTGTCTTTCTAATTGCTAGCGGGTTTAATTTTACAACATCCCTTCCGGCACGAACAAAATCATCTAAAGTGTTGCATTTATAACCATTCAAGCCATCTATCACGTAGTCGGTAAAAGCGCCAAAATTTGTAGTAATTACAGGTGTTCCACATAACATCGCTTCCGCATGAACTCCTGCGAAGGGTTCGAGATAAATTGATGGAACAAATACTGCCCTTGCATGGCCCATCAAATCTGCTCTTTTCTTAGCATCCGCAAACCCTACATACTCACAATTAGCGCTAAGAGAATTTAAAGATATCTCATCACTTAATTGTCCTGCTAGTTTTAAAGGAATCCCCAAAGCATCTGCTGTTTTAATTGCTGTAAATACCCCTTTTCTTGTTATCATTCTTCCAATAAATAAGAAGTAGTTTTGTTTCGCGTGTGACATTGGAAAATCTTTAGTATCAAAATAGTTTGGTATAACTCTATCGTAGTAATTTCCATTTATAGATTGTCTAGGATGTTCTGATCCGTAGGTAAAGTTTTGTATATAAGAACTTTCAAACGCTCTAAATTTAGTAAAAGATCCGCGATAGCCAATGCCGGTTTCTACTGTTAGATATAAGCCTACTGCATCTACTATTAGTTTCTGATATGTTCCCTGTGTGACTATTAAGAAATCATCATCTTTTTTTCTTTTAATTATTTCTTTAACAGCATTAGTATAATATTTTCTTGTAACCGGTTTCACCTTTTCATTTATATCGTGTTTGAATTGTTTAGAATGCCAATCATATCCGATATCATACCTATTATCTCCTTCTCCCCATGTATCCCGGAGATCCTTTAAAGTATGAGTTTCTATAAATTCTGTACAGGGAGCGTCTGATCCTTCCGCCCCGTATAAATAAACCTCGTGTCCCATCTCCATAAGCATCTTTGCTAGCTTATAATTTTTTTGAGTAAATGCGCAGCCGGCATATTCTTCTGATGTTGGTAAATGAACTAATCCTAATAAATGGAATCTATATTTTTTCATAACATTCTCCCCCCGTTGTTTATCGAGAAGTCACCTAAGATCTTGTAATCCTTTTCATAAAGTTTTTTTACCATGCCGATTAGTTTTTCATCCCCGGCATAGTATGATGAGTAATGAGCGTGATTAGAAGGCCGTTCCTTTGTTAGTTCTTGTGGTATCCCAACACCTATTTTATTACAAACAAAATCCCAGTCCTCTTTTAAATTTGAAAATCTTCCGATAAAATCAACTATAACTTTATCATCGCTATCGCATAGAAAATAGTATTGTGGTACAAAATGATGGTGATGGTGTCCTGCCCCATTTATTGATCCGGGAATGTCTATCCCCATTTTATCCATAAAGTAAACAAATTCTCTAAATCCCTTATTATTCCTTTGGAAATTGTGAGTTCTAGGTTCGTGAAAAAAGGCGGAAACAAATCTATCTAAAGGGTTTCTAACAAATCCCCAAGTAAACATTCTGTTCCATTCTTTTTCTCCTACAATATCTTTTAATACTTGTGCCGTAGCGTGGGAATTTCCTCCAACAAAGTCATGTATTTCCATAGAAGTTCCGGCAGTCTTTGGATTATGTATAAATATATTGTTGTACTTCATATTGATATTACTCATAATGATCTCCTTTGAATACACCATAATAACATTTACCTTTTGTCCCTTCTCTATTTATTATTTCTACTTTACCCTCTCCCCCTAACCATTTATCCAAATCTTTTTGCGTTAGCGTTTGGGGATGCCCTACATGAAATGGGGTTTCCAACCATTCAAATATTCTAATTACCTTACCTAATTTTCTTGCATTTTTAATTATCTTTTTGGGATCTCGTACGTGTTCAAGAACATTATAAATCCAAACTTCATCAAATATTTTATCTACTTTATGTTTTAAGAGATCCTCTCCTGCAATAGACATTGGAAAAAGCCCTGCTTCTTTGTATCGTTCTTTTGTCCATTGTGGGAACTTATTCATTAAAGGATCCGTTACAAAACTATTCTTGAAATTTACGCATTTAAGTAAAAGAGAATAGGGGCCTGATCCAATATCTAATATAGACTTGTCTTTTAAATCAAAACTGAAAGGTGTTTTAGGTGTTGGAGTTCTTACGAGTCCCATTTTTTCAGCATAGACTAGCTGTTTCTGTTCTTCATGAAATGAGTTTATACAGTTACCGTGCCATTTGGCTTCCCATTCCTGAGCTGTTTTCCATTTATCCATAAGCTGATTATATTATGTGTGAAGTATCTTGTCTACTAGGCTTACTCAATTATATTTCAGTAGCTTTGTTTTGGACTCCAGAAACTTTCTTTACTGAAACTGCACCCTGTACATAAGACTTAAAGTTCAAGTCCCAGTCTGTATCTCCACCCAAGTTAGCCCACACACCTGCC